GTATTCGAGCGCGCTGATCTGGAACGCGCCCGACACCGTCCCGAAATCGGGGATGATCGCCTCAAAGCTCGGGATCGTGCCGGCGAAGAACGCCGCCCGCATCGTCTCGTCGCTGGTCTGGTCCAGAAACACGCCCGAGCCGCTGATCGCCGCCGCGCGCACGCCCGCCCCCTCCAGCAACTCGCGCCAGCGGTTGGAGGACGCGGCATTCGTCACATCCACCGTCTCCGCGTTGAACGCGATGCGCGTGGCCCGCAGCCCCGCCACCGTTTGATACACGCCGCCGCCGACATCGATCTTCAGCAGCAGATCCTTGCCTTTTTGAGCCGCCATTTTACCAGCCTCCTGAATGGGTTACGCCTCGACGCGAAATTCGAACCTCAGATCGATCCGCCGACCGCCCTCGGCGATCCGCACCGCCCGCGCGCCGCGCAAGGATGTGGTGACCACCCGCCCGGCGGCCAGCGTCAGCGGCGCCTGGCCCAGCACCCGCTCGACCTCCGCCGCGATGCGCTTGACGTCCGCGAACCCGCCGCTCGCCGCGTGGATCGACACCTCGGCCTCATGGATCGCACCCGTCAGGCCCTGTGCATTCCAGCGCCGAACCTTCTCATCCCCGAGCGTCACATAAGGCCCCGACCCCGAGGTCGGATCGTCGAGATGCACCGGCTCGTCATTGATCCGCCCGTCCACCAGCGCGGACAGGGCCGCATCGCCCGACAGGGCTGCGAAGATCGCCTCCTGCAAGGCCAGCGCGCGCAACACGGTCATCTCGGCGCCTCCTCATCGGCCCAGCACAGCAGATACCGCCCGCGCGCATCCGCCTCCGTGACCGCGCGGATCAAGAACACCCGCTCTCCGTCGCGAAACCGCTGGTCGGCGCGCGGCCGCGCCGCAGACCCGATCGGCGCCGCGCGCACCAAAATCCGGTGCGACACGCGTGAGCGGCCGCGTGCGCCCTCCTCGATCTCGCGCCCCGCGCGCGCGCGCACCGCCGCCCAGATCGCCCCCAGGCTCTCCCAACTGCGGCTCCAGCCCCCCGCGCCGTCGCCGGCGCGCTGGGGCTGCTCCAACTCCAACCGCCGGTCGAGCACGGGGGCTGAAATTTCCTCGCGCGCCCAGCTCACACCCGCACCTTGCGCCAGCGCGCCAAAAGCGTGCCGACGCCATACGGGATGTCCGACAGCGCGCCCGCGCTGACATGGCGCTGCTCGTGGTAATGCGCGGCCAACAGCAGCACCGCTTGGCGCAGATCGTCCGGCAGCCCCGCCGGATCATCCGCATGGCCCGCGACCAGCTCGATCTCCGCCATCCCGCCCGTGGGGATCTGCGGCAGCCAGCCACCGCGCGCAGGCGCCAGCGACGGGTCGAACTGGCTCTTGATCAGCCGCCAGGCCGAGGCGTCGATCGAAGTCCACGACCCGTCCGCGGCCACCAGCGTCAGCGCGTCGATCCGCTCCACCGGCGCGATCGGCAGCACCTCACGGGTCGCATCGCGCCAGCGCGGCACCGCCCACTTGAACCGGCGGCTGATCAACGCGCGCCCGGTCAGCCCCTCGATCGCCGCGCCCGCAGCGCGCAAAATCCCCTCGAACGCCGCGACTTCGGGCGCGCTCGGCGCCACGAGCCCGGTGGACAGCCGCAAATGTTCGGTGAACGCCTCCACCGACACGGGCGCGCTCGGCGCCGCCTCCAGCTCCGTCAACATGGGCACAGCTCCTTGCCAAACACGCCATCGCGCACGCCATCGCGCACAAGAAGGCCCGCGGCGCAGACGCGCCGCGGGCCGTGGTCATCGCACTGCTCGGATCACGACACCGCGAACTTCAGCAGCTTGATCGCCGAGAAATCAGTGACATCGCCGCCAACCCGCTTGGTCGCATAAAACAGAACATGGGGCTTGGCGGAGAACGGATCGCGCAGCACCCGCAGGTCCGGCCGCTCGGCGATCGTGTACCCGGCGGAGAAATCGCCGAACGCGATGCCCAGCGCATCGTCGTCGATGTCAGGCATCTTCTCCGCGATCAGCACCGGATAGCCCATCAGGCGGGGCGGCTCACCCTGCGCGATGTTGTCGGTCCAAAGGAAGCGCCCGTCCGCGTCCTTCATCTTGCGCACCGCGCCCGCGGTCTTGGAATTCATCACGAACGTCGCCTTGGAGCGATGCTGCGCCCCGAGGCTGTAGACCAGATCGACGATGGCATCGGCCGGATCGCTCGCGCTGAAATCGCCCGCCGAGCCGGTGGCGACATAGCCGAGCTGCCCCCAGACCTCCGATCCGGCCGAAACCGTCGGATAAGTCAAAAAGCCCTTGGGCTTGTTGATGCCGTCGCCGTTGACGAATGCATCCGCCTCAGCGGCCGCGAACCGATCGGCGATGCGCTGGGCCAGCCAGCCCTCGACGTCGAAGGCGCTGTCATCGAGCAGCCGCTGCGACGCCTTGGGCATCGCCGACAGCTCATGCAGCGCGATCGAGACCCGCTCGATGGCCGGGGTCGAGGTTTCGGCCTGGCTGCCGGCCTCGGTCGACCAGGCCGAGCCAAGCTCGCCATGGTCCACCAGCACATCGAAGCTGTTGGCCTCGATCTGCACCACCGAGGCGACCGCGCGGATCGAGCCGGCGGCCTCCAGCACCGAATGGATGCGCGCCGAGGTCAGCGGATCGACAAGGAACCCGCCATCCGCGTTCACCGCGGTGCTCATGCCCTTGGCTTCGACTTCGAGGCCGCGCAGCGCGTCATCATCGCCTGAGCGAAGATACGCCGAGATCGCCTTTCGATGGGGCGGCTCGATGTCCGCCGCGCGGCTCAGCGCGGGGCGGGTCAGGCGGGCGCTCTTGCGGTCGATCGCTTCCACGCGATCCTCCTGCGCTTTCATACGGGACAGAACTTCGTCCTGAAACGACTTGAACTCATTGAGAAATCCGTTCACGGCCGATTTGGCCTCAAGCCCATTGCTCATGCTCGTCTTTCCTTCGTCAGGATGTGGAGAACGTAGGGAGGGTGGCAATCAACGCGGCCTCAGCCACGCAGTCGTCCGCGCGCCGCTTGCAGCGCCTCGGCCAGAACGCGGCCCAGATCGTCCTGGTCCTGCGCCTCGGGAACGGGGGCGCAGGCCGCGGCACGCGCATCGGGAAGCATCGGAAACGTGACCAATGATACTTCCCAAAGATCAATTTCGGTCAGAACGCGGCCGCCGCCTTCGCCGCGCACGGTCCGCACCGCGCGATAGCCGATCGACAGCCCGTCCATCGCGCCTGCGCGCAGCAGCGCCAGCGCCTCGCGCCCGCGGCGCGTTTCGATCAGCAAACGGCCCCGGACCTTCAGCCCGACATCGTCCTCGCGCACCATGTCCCACACGCCCATGGGCTCGGCGGGATCATGCTGCCACAGCAGCTTGACCGACCGTCCCGCCGCCTTCAGCGCGGCGAGACTGCGCGCGAAGGCGCCGCGCTCGACCAGATCGCCCAATTGATCAGCAACGCCGAACAAGGATGCATAACCCTCGATCCGGCCGTCATCGGCCACGGTGGCGACCTTGTCGAACGCCAGATCCTTCGTCTCCAGCCCAAAGGCGGAGCGTCCGGCGCCGCTCTCGCGGCCCGGTTCCATCACGATGCTCATCAATGTCTCCCTAGTGCGCCAGAGGCGCGCCGCCCCCGAACAGCTTGGTCGCGAATTCCGCCGTCAGCGCGCCCGCGACCCCGAAGACGACGAGCCACAATCGTCGCTCCATCCGCTCGACCCCGATCTCGACGACCGAGAACGCCTTCTCCAGCGCGGCCCACCGCTCGTCGAGAACCCGCTCCAACGTCTCGACCCGCGCCTGCGCCGGATCGAACGGGTCATACAAAAAGCGTGAGCCGGTGGTGCGCCCCCGCAAGCTCGAGCGCATCACGCAGGCCCCGCGGACAGACCGAGCATCCGGCGCTTTTCCTCATCCGTCAGGAAGTCGGCCGTCGACACCCGGCGCCACTGCGCCTCGCGCTCCTCGGCAAGCGCCGGAATTGCGTCAAGATCGGGGGCCAGCTCCACCGCCTCCCCCGCCCATTCCGACAGCCACACCGCCAGCGAGGCCGACACCCGCTTGACCAGCGGCAGCACCGTCTGGCGGTAGAACGCGCGGTTCGCCTCCTGATAATTGGCATAGGTGGCGTCGCCCGGCAGCCCCAGCAGCATGGGCGGGATGCCGAACGCGATGGCGATGTCGCGCGCCGCCGCGGTCTTGGTTTGCAAGAACTCCATGTCCGAGGGGCTGAACCCCATCGGCTTCCAATCCAGCCCGCCCTCCAGCAACATCGGGCGCCCGGCGTTGCGCGCGCCTTGATGGTTGCTCTCGACCTCGTCGATCAAGCGGCGATATTGCTCCTCGCTCAGCGTCGCGCCATCCGGCCCGCGATAGATGATCGCGCCCGAGGGCCGCGCCGCATTGTCCAAAAGCCCCTTGGACCAGCACGATGCGGAATTGTGGATGTCGACCGCGCTCGCCGCCGCGGACAGCGGGCTCATGCCATAATGATCATCGAGCGGATGGAATGACTTGAAGTGCAAGAGCGGCCGCAGCTCCTGCGTCATGTCGAACCGCACCTGGCGGCCGCCGACCTTGTATTCATAGGCTGCCGGCCAGCCGTCCGCCCCCGGCACCACCCGCATCCGGTCGGGGCGCAGCGCATGCAGCTCCAGCGGCACGCCATCCGATCGCCGCCCCGACGCCTCGACATACGCATCCCCCGCCAACAGCAAATGGCCGTACACGCTCTCGAGAAACGCCGCCCCCTGCTGGCCCTGATTGGGCGCGCGCAACAGACGCCGGATCGGGTGGCGCAGCAGCTCGCGCTCCCCATCGCTCAGCACCAGGGGCGTCGCCGCCGCGGCCTCGGCCAGCATCCGCACGCAGCGAAAGCCGATCACATTGCCCGCAAACCCGCTGCGCGTCAGCGACACGCCGTCTCGCGGGGTCCAGGCCGTGCGCCCGACCCCCGCGCTCATCGCCACGATTGGCCCCGTCGCCGAGGCTTTTCGCTCCGTCACAGAAGGCTTCGCCTTCAAAAGCCAGTCGAACACCGCCGTGCCTCCCGCCATTGTTTCACCAGCACGAAGCCCCACGCGAAAGGGCGGCTAAAGGCCCCGCACCCGCGGGGCCCCGCCGCCCTTCAGCACCAGCTCCCAGATCGCCCAGACCAGCGCGTCAACCCGGTCAGGGCTCGGCCCCGACCGATCGCCGGTAAAGGCGCACATCTGATCTTCGAGCGCGTCCAGCCCGCCGACATGGCGAACCAGACCCCGCTCATAAAGCGCCGAGACCGGCTCGGCCCGCACGGCCTTGCCCCTGCTCGCGCGCAGCGCGCCGTAACTCACGCCGGCATCGATCTGACGCAAAACGCTTTCAACCATGTCACCGCCTTGGTTGACCTCGGCGACCAATCGGTCGGCATCGAAATCGCGATACGCCGCGATCGCCGCCGCCGCCCAGGCCTCGGGCCGCACGCCTTGCACGCTGCGGTCGGCCAGCACATACGCAACGCGCACCCCGGCTTCGCGGCCCACGCCCGCCACGATGATCCCGCATTCATCCGAGCCTTCGTGCCCGCTCACAGGCGGGTCCACCGCCACCACCACGCGCTCCAACGCCGGCGCCTCGCGCACACGCAATCGATCGATGTTGGCCCGGGTCCAAAGCGCACCGGGCTCCTCGCTCAGGAACTCGCCCATCAGCTCTTGACGGGCGAGCGCCGTGCCCCCGAATTCCCGCTCCATCTCAGCGATGAAATCCGGCGCGAGGTTGGCGCGGTTCGCGTGCGTCGCCGCCCGGCCGATGACCGTGCCGGGCGCCTTCATCAACTCCGCCAGCAGCGGCACGCGCCGCGGCGTCGTCGTGACCATCTGCCGGGGGCGCGCCCCCAGCCGCAGGCCGAACTGCAACATCTGCCACACGGCCCGCGCCTTGCGCCACTTGGCCAGCTCGTCGGACCAGGCGGCGTCGAATTGCGGGCCGCGCAGCCCCTCGGGGTCATGGGCCGAGAACAGCCGCGCCTCGGCCCCGTTCGGCCAGACCAGCCGTTTGCGCGTCGCCTCCCAGACCGGGCGGCGATCGGGCGGCGAGACGGCGCGAATGCCGCTCGGCCCTTCGATCATCACCTCGCGGCCCTGATCGATGGTCTCGGCCACCAGCGCGATGCGCCCGTAGGCGCCCCCGCCCAGCGGCGTCGCCCCCTCGACGATGGCGCGGATCCACTCGGACCCGGCCCGCGTCTTGCCCGCCCCGCGCCCGCCGAGCAGCAGCCAGGTCCGCCAGTCTCCGGGCGGGGGCAGCTGATGGCCCCGGATCGCCCAGAATTCGAACAGGAACGGCAGGCTCGCCAGCGCGTTCGCGCTCAGCCCGTCAAGCAGTCTTGCCTGCTCCGAGCGCGGCCTTGAGGCCAGCCAGCTTGCCCATGATCTCATCTCGGGCGCGGCGCAGATCGAACTCTCCGCGTCCGCGTCCGACGCGCTCTGCGATCTGCTTTTCAATGCGGGCCTCGAATTCGATGAGCGTTGAGAGAGCCTTGTGATGAACCCCCATGAGGGCTGCGAACTCCTTCATCTGCACGACATCGGCGGCGAACTCCCCGAGGCGCGAGACCTCGGCGATCAACCGCTCCGTCAAACGCGAATAGACCGCCCGCGCATCACGCAAGGCGGCCAGCGGGCGCGAGGCCCGGGCCATTTCACCGGTCAT